TCAGCACGGTGGTCCAGCTTCTCCAGTTGAAGAACAGGCTGGAAAAAGAGGGCTGCACGGTTGCCTCCGACTCCACCAAAGACCTTGTGTTCGCCCTTGTGTACGGAGAGAAGCCAAAGAAGGACTGACCAGTGAAGTGGGCCAGAGGGCTATTCGGGGCAGCACTGATCCTCTTTGCCCTCTACGGGATCAAGGAGGTGGTGGTCCCTGTTGTCTGCCCGCCTCCAAGGCCGCCCAAGCCGCCAGTCCAGATCATCGTCGGCAACCACTTTGAGCATGAAGTCATAAGGCTGACCAACCAAGAGCGAACCCGCCGTGGACTTCGACCGTTGAAGATGAACACCCAGATGATGGCCTTCGCCAGAAACTGGTCAGCAGTCCAAAGCCGAACCCGAATGCGCCACTCAAGAGGACCCTACGCTGAGAACGTCGCCTACGGCCAGCCCTCACCGCAATCAGTAATGCAGGCGTGGATGACCAGCCCCGGCCACCGCAGGAACATCCTCAACAGCAGATACACAGAGATTGGGGTTGGCTACGTCAACAATGGCCGCCCCTATCACACCCAAGTCTTTCGATAGTCCCCCTTTCCCCCGGAGTAACTCCCATGAAAAAGTATGTGATCTTTGCCATTGCTCTTCTCCTTGGCTGCCTTGCACTGCCTGTTGCCGACAAGGTTCAGGCTGGCACCGGCTGCCACGGCAAGAAGAAGGCGACCCCCACGGCGGTGACCGTGGAGGAAGATGTCGTTGTCGAAGGTGCCAAGGTCAAGGTGAAGGACACCGTGACCGTCGAAGAGGGCCCGGCTGGCGTGACCGTGGTCGAGAAGATCGAGGTGGACGAGGGCCCGGTCGGTGGCCCTGTCGGCGTCCATGCTTCTCGGAAGGCTGCCCGTAAGGTGAAGCGAGCGACCATTGCGGAGGCTAAGGCCGAACGCAAGGCTGCCCGTGCCGCCCAGAAGGAAGCCAACGCCGAGTTTGAAGCCGGTGCTGAGGAAGCCGTCCGCGAGGCCTACTCCAAGTAGTCGTTGGCATCACTCCGGGGGGCCATGCTTCCGGCGCATGGTCCCCCGGGGAGCCGGTTCAGGAGTTAAGAATGAGCAGACTTTTGAGAACGCTGCGAGAAAGCAGGATGTCTCCTCAGCAGCAGGAGTTGCTCAAGTTTTTGGTCACTGGTGGCCAGTACAGCAGCCTGCCACCTGACATTGGTGCTGATCCCATCGGAGACCCGGCGGCTGACTATCTGGATGGCCCCAGCATGGCAGACATTCTCTTGAAGAACGCCAAGGCCATGGCCGTCCACGACATGCTCAGGCAGGCCCGGTCAGAGGACGGCAACCCACGGATGGCACCCATGATCGCATCTATTGGCCAACTGGACAGATGAGCGAAACACCTAAACCACCCGACCAGACCCGGCAGTGTGACAACTGCAAGCAAGTTAAGCCGCTTAACCCTAAGCATTTTCCTAGGGTAAAGGGCACCCAGCACAGCTATCAATGGGTCTGCCGCCCCTGCAAGGTCAAGATCAAACAGCAGGCCCAGATGGAGCGGCTGGAGAGGACTGCCATTGGCACCTACCTCTCTCGGACGGTCTCGGGCGGCTCCAACATCCCCCACACAGCAGAGCTTCTAGAGGGGATCATGCACTACTTTGGTGGTGCAAACGGGTTTGCCAGTCTGGTGATGAAGCAATACTTTGAGGCCGCCCCGGGCAGCAGGATGCGCAACTCCCTGCTTGAAATGGTCGTTCGGCTGGCGTCCAAGAACACCGAGCAGGGCGGTGCCAAGAAGCCCATCGACCTGTATTCAGAGGAGGAGCTTGAGGCCGAGATTGACAAGCGTCTCAGGCAGGCCGTCCTGACCTATGGAGGAGTAAGGCACATCGATGTCCAAGAAGAAGAACCAGATTCCACCAACCCCACTCCCAACGGTCCAGAGCATATCGAGCTTCCAGCGGGACGAGTTGAAGAGCTTGCAGAGCGAGCTAGCAGAGAGGCGCATAGAAGCCTTGAGGCTGTACAGGCCAACCGACAGGCAGAAGGAGTTTCATGAGTGCCGCTCTAGTGAAACACTTGTGCTGGGTGGAAATCGTTCCGGCAAGTCCCTCTGTTCATTCATAGAGGACGCATGGGCCGCAACTGGCACCCATCCCGTCGAAGGAAAGTACAGAAAAGAGGGCGGGAATCTCGTCATCGTCGGCCAGAACTGGAAACACATCGGATTAGTCGTAGTGCCCTATTTGTTCAAGGCCGGGGCCTTCAAGATCATCAAGGACAAGGCGACGGGCCAGTTCCGAGCCTACGATCCGGTTCTCGACGCCGACCGAGCCAAGGAAGCCAAGCCAGCCCCGCCCCTGATCCCGCCCCGAATGGTCAAGAGCTTCTCATGGGTGCTGAAGTCAGCAGGCTACTTGAACTCCTGCGAGCTACATAACGGCTGGACAATCTATTGCTTCTCTTCAGAGGGTGATCCTCCCCAAGGCTTTCAAGCTGATAGGGTCCATATAGATGAAGACCTTAACAACGAGTCATGGGTTCCTGAAATGCAAGCTCGCCTTGCCGACAGGAAAGGTCTCTTCTGTTGGTCAGCCATGCCACATTCCAAGAACGAGGCTCTGCTTGGGCTAAACGAACGAGCCGACAAGGCAGAGGAAGTTGGCAATACCAAGGACATCAGGCGGTTTGTCCTGAGGTTTCTTGATAACCCCCATATCGATGGCGATGAGAAACGGAAGGCCATCGAGCGGTGGTCGGCCATTGGTGATGACGTTCTTAGGCAGAGGTCCGAGGGCGAGTTCGTCATCGACAGCATCCTCGTCTACCCGAACTTCAACCCCAACATCCACTCCTGCGAGCTAGAGACACCGGACATCCCAGACGATTGGTGCCGGTATGCCGTGGTGGACCCGGGTCACGCCGTCACCGCTGTGCTGTTTGCAGCCGTCCCACCAGAAGGCGACCGGGTGGTGTGCTACGACGAGCTTTACATAAGGAACTGCAACGCCACCATATTTGCCACTGAGTTTCATAAGAAGGCGGGCGGCAAGCAGTTCTATGCCTTTTTGATTGACTCGCACGGTGCCCGCCTGACGGATATTGGATCAGGAAAATCCCCTCAGGACCAGTATTCCGAACAGCTTTCAGCCCTAGGAATCAAGTCCAAGGTGACTGGCTCAAGCTTCATCCCCGGCTCTGATGACATCCAGTCCGGCCTTCACGCTGTCCGGCAGATGCTCCACATCCGCCCGGACGGAACCCCTCGCATCCGGTATGTCAGGAGCAGGATGCCCAACTTTGAGCGGGAGATGAAGCGGTACAAGAAGAAGACCGTGAGCGTGGCGGGCACCACCATCGTGACAGACGAGCCCAACAAGAGAGGCGAGTTCCATCTGGTGGACTGCCTCAGATACCTGTGTGCTTATAGCCCCGATTACCACAAGCCAGAGGTAAAGGTGGAAGCACCATGGTGGCAGGCATGGAAAGAGCGTAGGGACAAAGAGCATGGCAAAACTGGTGCTATTTACTTAGCCCCTGCTAGCTATTCCGAAGTGTACTACGCCTGACAAAAGCCTCTTGTTGTCTTGCGTTTCGCCCCGGTAAATGGTGTCAGCGTTGCTTGAACACCAATTTCTGGAGGTTATATGGCCACCTTTCAAATGCCCGCCCTGTCGGTGGGTGACATGGTTCTCTTCTACGACAACCCTTTCACCGATGGGAATCCGGTGATGGGTTGGGTCACCTGCAAGCCCGGCACCCAGACCATCAAGGTGCTGGTGTTTGCCGAGGACGCTGGCTTTGTCGAGAAGCCGTCCGTCCGGCACAGGGATGACCCGTTCTGGAGGGAGAGCGAAACGGCACAGGCGTGGCAGAAGTGGGGTGCGTTCGATCTTCACCCCAACACCAAGGCCTTGAAGGAACTCCAAGCTCTTTTGACCAAGACCAAGATCGAGGCCGCTAAGAAGGGTTGATGCGCGTCCAGAAGCCCGACAGGTACATAAATACAAAGGAGAGTTCCATGAAGCGGTTTTTGATCGCAGCTACGGCTTTCGGGATGTGTTTGAACTGGACGGTGGAAGCCCATGCAAAGCCCCGCCGCCAGTACCAGCAAGGCCAGCCGGTCCAGAACGTAGTGCGAGCCATGACCAACACCGCTCAAGGGGTGGCCGAGGCCTGTGCCCGCATGGGTCGGCTTCAGCACATGGGCGGCAACGGCGGCATGATGGAAGGCATCGGGATGGCCAGCACCCCGGAAGCAGCGGTCAGAAACTGCTGCTACTACGGGCAGATTGCCATTCAGGATCAGGGTGTAGCTCAGGGGCCGAACGGGATGTGGTACGCCTGTATCCGAGGTAGGTGATGGACGAAAACCTGTATCCCGAGCTTCCCTCAGAGGGCTCCGATGGTGGCCCGTTTGAGGCCCCGCCGCAGGACATTATCCCGCAAAAGAGGATGGAGGATGCCCTTAGGGCTATCTCTACCTCTTGGCTGTCGAAGCTCAAGCAGGCCCAGAAGCACAAGAAGCCGTTCTCCGATGACTCCAAAGAGTGCATGAACTTCTTTGACGGTCACGGGGACTGGTTCTGGAAGTCTGACGGCAAGAGCGACAAGAGCTATTCCAAGCTGGCACCGCCCAGCTTCAGGATGTGCATCAACAAGGCTTTTGAGGCTGTAAAGCTCTTTGGGTCAGTCATTTACCACCGCAACCCGGTAAGGACTGTCACCCCAAGGACGTTCCCGGCGATCCCGCCACAGGCCATGGGCATCGACCCCAGCCAGCCGCCCCAGATCGATCCGATGACCGGGCAGCCCATGCCCGATCCCATGCTCCAGCAGTACATGCAGGCCTCCAGTCAGATAGACATGATGGAGGAGCAGAGGCGAACGGTAGCCCAGCTTGTAGAGACCTACCTGAATTACACGCCCGTGGAGTTGAACCTCAAGGAACACTCCAGAAAGACTGTTGACGAGGCCATTATCAAGGGCATGGGGGTGTGGTGGACCGAATTGGTCGAACTCCCAGCCACAGAAGACGGCCAGACCTTCGGGATCGTCGGCTCGTTCTATGACTCCTGTGACAATCTCTTGATGGACCCGGACGCAGACGAGCAGGAGGACATCCTGTGGTGTGCCCGGCGGTGCGTTCACCCGATTGACGAAGTGGCGGCCCAGTATGGCCTGAGCAAAGAGGACCTAAAGGGTCATCTAGAGAGCTTCGTGGCCCGATCCCAAGAAGAAGACCGGGACTACAAGACCAAGAAGCAGAACGGCAAGACCAACGACCTGTGCGTTTACTGGAAGATTTGGTCCAAGACCGGATTCGGCCACACGCTCAAGGGATTCCCCAAAGAGTTTGCCGGGATGTTCGATGCCCTTGGTCAGAACTGCTATGTGGTTGTGGCGGAAGGCGTAAATTTCCCATTGAATGTCCCCAAGGAACTGGCTCTTGAGCCGCCGGACGAGTCGGGCCTGCCGAACAGCATGTTCACCAAGACCCGGTGGCCCATCCCCTTCTACGCCGACATCAACGGCTGGCCATTTACCCCACTCCAGTTCCACCGCAAGCCGGGCTACATCTGGCCGATCAGCCACCTGAAGCCGGGCCTGAGCGAACTCAAGTTCCTGAACTGGGCCATGTCCTTCTTGGCGGGCCGCATCATGGTGTCCTGCAAGACCATGGTGGGCGTGGCCAAGGCTGCCGGGGATGACATTAAAGACCAGATTCTCAAGCACGAAGAGTCTGGGTTTTCCCTTGTGGAACTCTCTGAAACGCTCGGACGGTCAGTCAACGACATTGTTTCAGTGTTTCAGATGCCCAACGTCCCGCAGGACATATGGACCATTTTGCAAGCCGTATCTGAGATGTTCGACAAAAGGGTCGGACTTACAGAGTTGGTCTACGGAATGACTCGCAACCAGTTTAGGTCAGCCGCAGAGGCACAGGTCAAGTCTGAGCAGATTTCAGTAAGGCCGGATGACATGGCCAATGTACTGGAAGACGCTATGTCCACCTTGTCTAGGAAAGAGGCCTTGGCTGCCCGTTGGCTCCTCCAGCCCCAAGACGTTGCCCCTATCCTTGGACCGCTTGGGGCTCAGGTGTGGAGCGGGATCATCCAGCAGATCGACGTTCACGGTCTTGCCCGGGAGTTTGACTACAGGATCGAGGCCGGTTCTGCCCGCAAGCCGAACAAGGCGGGCAGAGTCGAGCAGATGAACTTGGCCATGCAGAATCTTGGGCCACTTCTCCAAGGCCTCATCCCCATGGGCCAAGTGGGCCCCATGAATGCCCTCCTGTCTGACTGGTGCAAGTCACTCGACCTTGACCCCAAGCCGTACATGATCCCAGAGCCGCCCCCGCCGCCGCCTCCCGGCCCGCCACCCGGACCTCCAGCCGGTGAGAGCGGGGCTTCGCCCGAAGAGAGCGGCGGCGGGGCTCCCCCCCCTGAGCCACAGCCCATGCCACCGGAGCTACAGCCATGAAGCTGCCCTATGAAATCAGGAATGCCAGCAAGGAAGTTCAGGACCACTTCAAGAAGATGGTTGCGAACGGCCAGTCTGAGTCGTTTGCCCTGATGTGCAGCTTGGGTCAGCCGCCCGGAACCAAAGGCACCGACCGGGCCTTTCAAGAAGGCCGTCTGGCAGGCAATCAGTGGGACGAACTCCCTGCCCGTCAGGCCAAGAAGATGATCCGCGAAGCCAAGGCGGCAGGCATCAACATCTCAGGAAAGCAATATGTAAGCGGGCTGGCCAACAAACTTGGCCATTGTGACCCTATGGCTTGGGTGTCCGACCTGTCTGATGTGAAGCGAGTGGCCAAGGCGAGGAACCTCAGTGTCACCGGCATGGTGAACATCGAGGCCACCGACCTTCCCGTTGTCAGGCACGACCTGAACCCGCGAATCGCCAAGGAGCTTGCCAAGAAAGAGATCGCCAAAAACCCCAAGCTTTCTATGGCCGCTGCCCTTGAGAAGGTCAAAGAAAAGCACGCCCCCCGCTGGAAGAAGCCTGCACGTTGACGCCCCTGCCCGTACATAAAAGAGGTAGGAGCGTCCCATGTCTCTTCCAGCCACCCCCTGCCACTCGCCCTCGACGTTCTCCAACTGCGCCTCCGATGAGAGGGGCTACTGGCGCATCAGGTGCAGGCAGGACACGGCTGAGAATTGGTTGAAGAATGATCCGCGACTCGCAAGCGGAGAACTGGGCTACGTCATTGGTGCCACTGACGGCCCCAACCTCAAGATCGGTGACGGCTGGCTCAGGTGGTCCCAGCTTCCTTGGTTGGTAGACGGTCAGGGCACGGGCGGCTCTTGCGGCAGCCACATTGTCTCGGACGTTGAGCCCCCGCCCGGCGAGGCCGAAGGCGACCTGTGGATCAACCCCACCGAGATCGTTGGCGACCTCACCATTATCGACGTTCTGGCTGCCATTCGGGGTCAGGTCATTGCCCCCAAGGCCATTGACATTGACGGCCCCAACACGCTCTTCATTACCACGGACATTGACGGCACGGCCAAGCTCTCGCTCCGAAAAGACGGCACTCCCCTTAGGGAGATTACCGAAGAGAACATAGCCACCGAAGAATGGGTTCGTGCCCAGCTTGGGGCCACCACTCCGACCTCCTCGTTCAGTAATGCCAACCCGCCGGTCTATGCAGGGCAGCCTGTAGTCGAGCAGGACAACGGATTGCCAATCGGGCTCTCCCCAGACGGCATGGAGATTCACCAGCCCTACATGATTGGGGCTGTGCCTGTGCTGGTGGGCGGCAAGCGGTTCTTGATGCCGCTCCTTGAGGCCCCGGCCCCTGCCCCCGGAGGCGACCCCACCCCGCTATTCACTTACCTAGACCAGCCCGTCACTCAGCAACTCGACGGCACGATCATAGGCCTGTCCGCAGACGGCACCGAGATCACCCAGCCGTACATGGTAGGCGGGGTTTATGTGCTAGTTGGCGGGAAGAAATATTTGCTGCCCCTCATCGAAGAGTAACCCATGCCAGCCCCAGCCAGACCAGCCCCGATCAAGGTTTACCCGGACTCAGCCCGTTTCACCAACGGCATTGTGGGGGTCTACAGCGACGTTGAGATCGACGCCCTGCTTGCCAATGCTGCCACTGGGAATGTTGACCTCACCGGCTATGCCAAGGCCGAAGACCTGCCCATTGTCTACGAGCAGGAGTCAGAGCCGGTTGGCAAGGACGGTGACTTGTGGCTGGGACCTGAGATCACCCCAGTCGCCGCCCCCGCCACGCAGCCGGTCATTGAGGGACAGCCTCAGGGCAAGTCCATGACCGAGCCAGAAGTTAAGTCCATCGTCCGCACCATGATTGCTGGTGGTAAAGAGCCGCCCGTGGACTTTGACTGGACTCCGCTTGTCTCTGTCAAAGGCACCGGCCTGATCGAAGCCAAGCAGACCAATGGCGTTCTCCTCCTGCGTGGCGAATTGGTTTTCACCTACTCGTCTGCTGGAACCTACACGACCGTTCGTACTCTCCCTGCCAGCTTGCCGAAGCCGCTGGTGAATTGCAGTGCGGTGGTCACGGGGAAGGAAAACGGACTGGCCTTCAAGTTCGTGTCAGTCACCCTAACTACTTCTGGCGACCTCAACGTAGTGGCCAGTGGCGGCAAATTTACTCACGTTTCCTTCGACGGGATGATTGCATATGTGTGCTAAACAGCTTTATGTGAAGTCGAATGGTCAGTGGGTTGCAGCCGGTGGTGCTGGCGGCTCGGTGGACACGGCTGGTCTGGCAACAGAGCAGTTCGTCACCGATGCCATTGGTGCCGGCGGGTTCGCCACCCTCACTGACCTGAACGACGCTCTGGCAAACATCCCAGAATCTGCCATTACCCTCCATGCCGGTGCAGTTCCCGACGCCGGGGCCGACACGCCTCAGGGGTTGGAAGATGGCTTTTCCGTTCTGGATGACGGCCTGCACTACTTCAAGGATGTTGGCACCCTTGTGTCAATTACACGGCAGGAATACCAGACCACCATCGTGCTGTCTGGTCAGTTGACTTCGTTTGCCAAGATCGTCAAGAGCGAAGCGGGCCTGCCCACTCCCCAGAATCCCTCCATGATCGTCATGCAGAGGGCTGAAGGCCAGTGGCTGAAGTTGACCAGCGATGCGTTGGACGAGCCTTTTGGCAAGCCCCAGCAGGTGGACATCTTCGCCTTGACCGGCGGTTACACCAAGCCCGAGGTTGATGGGCTTATTGCTGGCAAGGCCGATCAGTCTGAGTTCGCTGCCTTTCAAGGCCAGTACGGCACGTTGGAGTCTGAGTTTAGGGAATACTTCCGACTCTTGAACCAAGGCTTTGCAACGGTTGTCCAGAAGGATGACGTTTACACCAAGACCGAAGTCGATGCCAAGCTGGAAGCCGACAAGGACTTCTCCATTGCCAACGACAACGTGCTTCTGGGTCAGATCACCTCCCTCCAAGAGATCGTGTCCAATCTGGGCACTGAGATCGGCACTGGCCAGATCGACGTTCTGGATGCCATTCGGGACGTTGAGATCGAACCCTCCATGGTGTCGCTCACAGGGGATGCCAACTCCCCGATTGCATGGAAGGGCGGCTTATCTCTGACTCCGGCCAAAGAAGGTGACCACTGGCGGCTGAATTGGAATGACGGCAAGGCCATCCACACCCTTGTTCATGGCGACGAGTTCACTTCAGCCAATATCATTGCCGCGCTGGTTAGCCAAGACGTTTCAGTGTCGAATCTTCAGACCGGGGGGCTTGAACTCAGCGAACTGTTTATGGGTGCTGCCGGTGACCGGCTCATCACTCAGGTGGCTGGTGGCCCCGAGAACACGGTTGCCTACCTGTCTGACCTGTCTGGCTATGCCCCGATCACCACGACCGCGCTCATCACGACCCAGCTTCAGGCAGTCTTCGACAGCATCTACACCCGGGCAGAGAGCGATGATCGGTATGCCAAGAGGGCCGACAACACCCAGAACATCGTCGCCAATGCTATGGTCGCCAAGGGATACACCTTTGGTGATGCCATCTCTACTGGCAATCCCGGCTTGGTCTACATCGACACCAATGAGGGCTACGGCCCCCGTCTGGTGCTTGATACCCCGGGCGGCAAGGAACTCATCCCGTATCAATCAGACTTTGAGCCCGTAAATGCCCGCCTTGCTGCCCTTGAGAGCACGACAGTTGATGCCTACACGAAGGCACAAGTTGACACCAAGCTGGCTGCCATTAACCCAACTAGTGCCGCCAACATCAATGACCCAGCCTTGGCCGCTTTCAAGAAGTCTGTGCTTGATGAGGTGAAGTTGATGCTTGCGGGTGGTACGAAAATGCCACCGGCAGACATTAGCTGGACACCGATCATCCGAATGGACGGCACTAAGGAAACAACCTCAACGCAGATTGAAGCCCGAATGCTTGGCGGGTTCATCGAACTCAAGGGAACTCTGACGTTCACTGCTGGCAGCGGCGCGTGGGTGCCGCTGCGACTGCCGCCACAATTCCCGCTGGCGGAACTTGAAGCCAAATATCCGCTTGCCATGCGGCTCGTTGGGAGTGCCGTTACCTACGGCTACTGCACCGTTAGCAAAACAAACCGCGACATCTCCGTAAGTCCGGGCGCACAGTCAAGCGAGGCAGCATTCTCTGGCATTCGTTGGAAGGCCGCGTACTGATGAGCCACATTACCGCGAGGAACACCATGAAGACCACCGCATCCATCGGCACGATCCTTCTCGCTTTGGCTTGTCTCCTACAGCCAGTCAAGGCCAGCACCATCGAAGTCTTCAGCTTCAGCTTTGAGAATGCCAGCGTTGGGGCCCTGACCGCACCGGCAAGCGAGACTGCTACCGGAGTTAGTGCAACTTGGACCACCCCCAACGCCGGGATCGAAAACTTGGGCTCTCCATTTGGCAATGCGGGCATGGTCAGGTACTTCAGCGACACGACCTACCAGAGCATCGCCTTCACGACATCTGATTCCTTGAACATCACCGGCTTGTCCTTCTGGTATCAGGGCAACACCAACTCCTACCCGACCGCCCCTTCCTATACCGTGAGTGCCCTCTTCGACGGGCTCTCGCTCGGGACGTTCACCAACTCTGAGTCAAATGTTCCCTTTCAAGTGACGCTGACCGGCCCGGGGGTGGTGAGTGCGGGTAGCCATGAACTCAGGTGGATCGCCCCTGCGTTCACCGGGGGGCTCAATAGCGGGACTGACTACATGGCACTCAACGACATTGTGCTGAGTGCGGAGGTCGCCCCCGCACCGCCCGCAGAAGTACCGGAGTTTGGCGGCTCTCCCATCGGGGCACTGATCGCGGCACTCGGCTGGCTGGCAGCCAGAAAGAAAATCTGACCATGCACAAAAAAGCTTTCACCCTCGTTGAGTTGCTGGTGGTCATTGCCATCATCGGCACCCTCGTTGGCTTTCTCCTCCCGGCCATTCAGGCTGCCCGTGAGTCGGCCCGTAGGACTACCTGCACCAACAACCTCAAGCAGTTGTCGCTGGCCTGCATCAACCATGAATCGGCCCAAAAGACATTCCCAAGAGGCACCAAGTGTTACGACGGCAGCTATGCCAATCTGGCGAAGAAGAGTCCGGTGGTAGACGGGGATTTGTACTGGCATCACGATCATGGCTTTTTGAGCTACGTCCTGCCTTACATTGAGTCAGAGGCCACCATCAAGAGGTTCGATCAGGACAAGAGCTTCACCAACGAGGCCAACAAAGAGGCCCGCAGGGGAATGCTTGGCTTGTCATTCATGGCCTGCCCTTCTGACATCGGGCTCCAGAAGAACGAATGGGACTTGGATCGCTGGGCTAGGGTTCGCATGAATTACGTCTGCAACTACGGCAACACCAACTACGGTCAGGCCACCAAGTCCGGCGTTGCCCACGGCGGTGCCCCTTTCACTATGGTGGTGGGAGTCAGGCCAGCACATGTCACAGACGGCCTCTCCAAGACCATGTTGCTGTCCGAAACAACGGTCACAGGCCCAGAGGACTCATGGCAGGGGCCACCTTCTGATGTCTCTTTTGCAAACGGCGGGCAAACATACACCTCATGGCTCACTCCTAACAGCACTGCCTGCGAGGAAACTGTTAGGTATCCGACTGCCCTGAACGGCAGGCCAGCCGGATGTACTACGCTATCGCAGGAGGATTGGGAGTTGCAGGTGCTGTCAGCCCGCTCCAAGCATCCGGCTGGTGTGGTGATAGCGAACTGTGATGGGGCCACCCGGCTCGTTGCCAATCAAGTTGACCTTGCCGTCTGGCGGTCTGCCAGCACTGCCAAGGGCGGCGAAACACTGGTACTGGAATAAGCCAATGGCAGTAATGTATTACTGGACGGGAACTGAGTGGTCGCTTGTTGCCTCTGGCGGCGGCGGTGATGGCACTGGCACAGGCCCTCAGGGTCCCCCGGGTGCTGACGGTATTTCCGTTGAAGTGTATGGCCCGCAGCCCACCCCTCCTCTGAATCCCCGCAAGGGCGACCACTGGCTTGCTGAACCAGCCCGATCTGGCGGCACAGAAATGACCGGCGGAATTGCTATGCCGGGTGGCCTGCAATTCTCCAGCGACGTGGTTGTCAAGCTCCTTCCCGACCCCCCCAAGACTGTCTACGTCACTTACCTCAGTTAATGAAAGGTTTTTGCTATGCCGACTTCAGATGTTCGCGTATGGGATGGCACAAGCTGGGTGTCTCTGCGAGGCCCCAAAGGTGACACCGGCTCCCCCGGAACGGGTGCGACCGTAACCGTGGCTGGCGTTACCGCCCTACCGGCAACCTCGCCACCGACCGTCACAGACAGCAATCCCGATCCCAGCATTGCCAACCTGACCTTTGGCATTCCGGCTGGTCCGGCTGGTGCTGCGGCGACTATTACCGTGGGCACGGTCACTTCCGGTGCTGCCCCTGCCGTGACAAATTCGGGTACAAGTTCGGCTGCCGTTTTTAATTTTACCCTCCAGAAGGGGGACAAAGGTGATGCCGGTAGCGGCGTCACGATCAAGGGAACTCTTACTGGAACTGCCACTGCACTCCCGGCTGGGCCTGCGGTTGGGGATATGTACATCCTCTCCAGCCCTATCCCAACCGCCGCGCCCAACAACACGACCACCGGCACCAAGACTGACGGCGACGGCATCGTCTGGAATGGCACTGCGTGGACGAACGTGGGACAGATCAGAGGCCCGCAGGGTGTTAAGGGTGACACCGGGGCAACTGGGACCAGTGCTACCGTCAGTGTGGTGCAAACCATCACCGGCGCACCCGGCACTCAGGCTGTTGTCACTGACGGTGATGCCAGCCCGAACAATGCCGCCCTGACGTTTACCATTCCTCAGGGTGCAAAGGGCGACCCGGGCACCAATGCTCAGTGCTTCACCAACGTCGCCGCCAGCCCGCCGACCGGCATGAATCTCGGCGCGATCTGGTTGGTGCCGTAGCTTTCAGTCTCTACACGGGGGATGGCAATAGGGCCTCCCCTTCCCGGCACAGGAAAGACACATGGCGAGCGACGTAAAAATTTGGACAGGCACCGCATGGGAGTCTCTCAAGGGCCAGCAAGGCCCAGCAGGCCCCACCGTTGTTTCCGCAGACGTTGGCAACTTTGCCAAGCTGGGGACCGACAATCGCATCCTTGTTTCGCAGACTGACATCGACGCTAGGTACGTCAATGTGACCGGCGATGCGATGACGGGGATACTCACCACATCCGGTTCGGGCGCAAGCCAAGGTGTCGAGTTTCGCGCCACCGGAAATAACGGAGCGTCCGCGCAGCTTGTAGCTGTCCGCTTTGATTCTTCGGCAAGCGGGCCGTTTTTCCAACTTCACAAGGGCCGGGGTACTTCCGGTTCCCCTACTGGAGTTGTTTCCGGCGACTTCCTTGGCACTATGGCGTTTGTGACTCGCGCCGCCTCCGGGCCGATTACCAGTGCCCAAATCTCGGTTTCGGCAACTGGCACAACGACCGCGACAAACACGCCAGTGCAGATGAGCTTCGCCGTCAGTGACGGAACCGCTGCGGCGACTAACATGCTCATCCTGCGCACCACAGGCGTGACGGTACCGCAAGCATCCCTCAATGGCGACGGAGTGGCCGACCGACCGCTGACGGCCATCACAGCCTCTAGGGCGTTGGCACTCACCGACCGCTGCCGGAACCTCGCCAATGCCTCGACCGGCACAGCCGACGTTGTAATTACGATTCCTGCAAACTCAGCCGCACCATTTCCGATTGGCACCACGTTTAATATTTTTGATCTGTCGCCCACCTCAGCCACTACCTTGGCGGCGGCGGCAGGGGTCATCTTGAACTGGAATGCCACCCTCACTGGAGCGGCGGCGGCGGTTGCTGGTGGTGTAGCGGCTTCCGTAACTCTCCCTAGCCCCCTGTCTCGGGTCTTGCTCGTAAAGACCGCCGCAGACACTTGGGTCGTGTTCAATTAACTAAGGAGTCCACATGGACGGCGAAGAATTACCGCCCGAAGAAACGATTTTTGAGGGCGTGAAAAACCCACAGCCCCGCTCCGTGCCGACGATGGTTTGGCCTATACGCGGCGTTTCTGCTGACAGCAACAACCTTGCGACTCTCGGTGCTGACGGGCAGATACAAATTGATTCCAACGTTCTGGATTCCCGCTACGTCAACGTGACCGGCGACACTATGACGGGGGACCTCACCACTAGCGGCACATTTACCTCAACCCGAGACGCCGGCGCAACAGTCACGCTCAACACCCACAGCAACACCAACCTGTCCGCCGTCGTCTTGCGCAGAACGCGAGGTTCTTCTGGCTCGCAGCTTCCGATGGTCAACGGCGATGCTCTTGGTCGCATTAACTTCCCGTTTGCTGGGACGGATGCCGTAGAGAGGAACGGGCCTTACATTGCTGGCAGTGTCTTGTCTGGTCAGGGGCTGAGGGGTTACGACTCGCGGATATTGATAGCTTGCCCCGCTGCGGACCCAGCCAAAGCTGTCTCGTTTGTGAGGCTATCCAACTATGCAAGCTCAAACAGTCTTTTTGAGGTAAGTGCGGCAAACTTTGCGGTTAGTTCCGCAGGAATCATTTCGGCAAGTGCGCTCGTTTCCACTGGGGTGATCAGCGGCTTGAACGGCAGATTCACGCAAACACCTGTCGCGGCGGAACAGGCTGGCGTGGCCTTGATTGGTAGGGTCACTGGGGCAAGCCCCGCTACCGCATCCATCTCGGGACTTCAAGCCTTTCTTGACGGTCAGGCTGCCGTAAGCACAGGCGTCTCGGTTGTAAATTCATGCGTTGACGGCAATGCGTTTGGCGTGGCCGTCACCACCGGCAGCGGCACGATCAACACTGGCATTTTAATACAAGGCGGCGAGGTCAAGAACGGCAGCTTTGCACTCGCCTCGCAAGACCTTAACGAGAGCTACTTTCGTGGCAACCTTGCGGTAGGTCGCACAGGCACTTCAACGACCCTAGACGTAGGTGGTGACGCCACCATTCGCGGCGAGTGCAATGTCGTTGGCAACATTGTCTCGACCGGAACTGCCCACTCGTTTCAGCCTAATTCAATCCCGTCGCCTGCGGTCATCGGGCGAGTTCCCGTAACCATTGCCGCCACAGGATCGGCTGGCAGCGCGGGCCAAATGATATGGGATGAAAACTTCCTTTACCTACACACGCTCTCCGGCTGGAAGAAAATCCCCCTGTTCGCAATCTAGGAAAGGCCACCATGACCACCATTAACGAATCGGCTACAGAATCGGCAGCCCCCCCAGTGATCGACACCCAGCCTGCGGACGATGCTGTTGCGACGTTCGACCATGCTAAATACAAGGCTGATCTAGAGCAAGCCATTGCAGAAGACGCCAAGGCCGCCGCCGAACAGGATGCCGCCCTGCAAGCCGTCAGGGATGAGTGTGATGCGTACCGGGCTGGCCTAGCCACAGAGGGGTGACCATGTATTCGGCCTTCGACGCACTTTCGTATCTAATGGACTCCACTGGGGGTGGTGCCCAAGACCAAGAACACCGGGTCCTGCGGCAGTCGATCTTCCATGCCTACAGGGACTTGGTGGCCGTCAGAGATTGGCGGTGGTATCAGGCTGAAGAGGAAATCAGCCTGTGCTGCCAGAACACAGTCTCCCGGCATGCCCTGCCGTGGGGCGTCCAATCCATAGATGCCTTCATGCTGCCCCAGACCGGGGTGGTAGCTGACTACCTGCGGCCTACTGAATGGACTCGCCTGATCGAGTCCCAGTTCCGGGGGTTTGCCCGGATTGCTTGGACAATCCTGCCCTCGACGCTCTTGCCTGACAGGTTTGACCTGTGCGTGTTCAATGGGTGGAGTAGCGACAACACTGCGACCGTGACCTATCGCCGTCGCCCCCGTGACCTCCGTTTCACAGGCTGGGAGCCACAGGCCCGTGGCGGCACGATTTCTTGGGATGGGGTTGATGTGTCCGGTGACGGGACCACCTTCACCAACTTGATGGTGGGCAGTGTGATCCGCGTTTCGGCTGACCCCAAGCGACACCCAGAGCCCCTCACCGGGATGAACGCCTACTCGGACGAGGGACTGATCTACGGGATCAACAACGGCACCTCCCTGCACGCCCGCAGTCCAGCCGGTGACATGAAGTACCCGGCGGGCACCAAGTTTCTCATCACCGACTACTTGGACTTGTCTCCCGGGATGTACACGGCCTTGTTGAGCGGCGCGGAAGTCTGGCTGGCAAGACTGATGGGCCGCAACATCGAAGGTGCCACCGGCATCTACGGGCGTGACCTCCGCATGGCCTTTGAGTCTGACGCCATGGCTCCGCTCTCTGGAAGACGGGACAACGGCGGGAATGGGTATGGCGGCGGGTACTACGCCATGTGGTATCTCCGACCGGGCGTTGACCAAGGCGTCCCTTCTCGCCCCTTTGGTGGCCCAAATGCTCAAGGAACCTGCCCAATCCCGGCAGAGGTCTTTGGTGGCTCCTCCAGTTCCTCGTTTGATGACTGCGGGGCTCCCCAGTGAGGATCAACCAATTCAAGGGATGGGCCCCTGCCTTCTCTCGATACCTCCTGCCAGTTGGCGGTGCGGTCGAGCAGGTCAATGCCACCTGCCTGACGCCGGGCCAACTCACCGTTCGTGGCGGCAGCAAGAAGATCGCCAGCACCCAAGACAGAATGATCGAAATGTGGGGCCTCTCGGTCGGCTCCACTCAGACCGATGTGATCCTCGCCCAAGACGATGACGGCAAGATCGTCCAGTTCTCTGGAATCGGGGGCACGGTCACCCAGAAGACCCTCTACACCGGGCAGTTCTCTGGCCAGCACCCCGTGTCGTTTTCTCAGGGCAGGCGAGGGGAAATCTACATCTATCAAGGGTTTGGCAAGCGAGGGCTGGTCAGAACCTCTGATGGCAAGGTCCGTCCAGTGGGGCTCGATGCCCCGGCCACCAAGCCCACGGTGGTGATCGACTCCACTGTCAGCTACTACATAGCCCGTATCGACATCATTGATGCTGGCAATGGCTACAACATCCCGCCCTCTGTCTACATTGGCGAGCCCGGATTGGGAGGTCGGCAGGCCAAGGCCATCACCAGAATTGCCGATGCCCAAGTCTCGGAGATCGAGGTCACTGACGGTGGCTCGGGCTACACCAAGGCACCGTGCGTCAAGCTCACCGACACCCCCAACGGCCCTGCCACGGGGACAGGTGCGGCTGCGGCACTGGAGCTAGAGACTGGATGTGCCAAGGGCGACTCGGAGACTGGCATCGTCTACTGGGAGATCAGCCAGCTTCCCACTTGGTTCTGGCTGTGCTTGAGCGAGTACGCCCGGGAAGGCAAGGGGATCATCGTGCCCGCAGTGGGTGGTTCTGGCACAGGGGCCAAGGCAATCTTTTGGATCGACGGCCTCTATGACGGCAACTGCTACAAGCAAAACTCAGACGGCACAGACCTAGAGAACTTCGGGGTGCGTGTTCAGGTCTACGACTTTGGGCAGGGATACAAGCCAGACGATGTGGTCACGGCAACCGTCAAGACGGCCAGCGGCTTTCAGGCTGGATCTGGGTTCAATGGCCCACGCTGCGACCTGCCGCCGCAACAGTGTCAGATCAAGGCCGAAGGGATTGGGTTCTACCATCCCAAGGCCCCCGACAAGCTGACCATTATTGACTCCAATCCCTACAAACAGCGAAAGCTCAAGACCACGGTCACCAAGGGTGGCTCTGGCTACCTGACACCCCCGAAGTTCGTGACGGAAGACGGGGACGTAATCAACACGGAGGTGGATTGCAACGGCTCGGTCACCAAGCTGAAAGTGGCGCAGCCGAACAAGCTCTACCTGTTCCCGCCAAAGCTAGTAGACACCAGCGGGGATGTGGGCGGGGCCACGGCACTGGCGATTGTCCGGCCCAACTTCAGGGGCAAATACCAGTGCTACTACCGCTACGTTGACGAGAGCCTCACCAAGGAACAAGGTGGGCCGATCTACTCCAACCTGTCTCCGCTCACAGAGGTAGACTGCGGGGAAGCGGCCAAGAAGCTGACATGGAGCAACATCCCGCCTGCCTCTCAAGCCACCCATGTGGAGCTTTGGCGGTCCACCAGCAATCAGGCGACCACCCTGTTCCGCGTAGCCAAGCTGCCCATCGGCACAGACTCCTATGTGGATGAGCTTTCGGACTACGACCTGACCAATGCCGACCGCAAGGACTTTGAGGGCCAGCCGATCCTGTTGTCAGACGGGAGGCTGAACATGAACCGCTACGGGGCGGCAAGCACCGACTTTGCCGTGGGCGTGATCTTCCAAGACAGGACGTTCTTGGGGGTGGACACGACCGGCAAGCGGCCCAACACCTTGCTCTACTCAGAAGCCGACGCCCCAGAAGCTATCCCAGAGATCAACGAGCTAGTCTTGCAGACCAACCTGCGAGACACCGACTACATCACGGCCCTGATCCCCTACGCGGGAGCCTTGATGGTGATGCAGTCCCGGCACTGCCATCGGTTAAACTTTGTGAACCGGCCTGAACTCGATGCCACTTCCTCGCTAGTGGCCTACCGGGGCTGCCTGAACCAGAGGTGCTGGGACATCTGGCTCGGGACCGCATACATTGCCGACGATTGCGGGTTCTACACCCTTGATCCGCAGGGTCAGGTAGAGGACATCTCGGCTGCCATCTCGACCCTGTTCCGCACCAACACCGACCCTACCCAGCCGACCATCGACTTTGCCAAGCGGAAGTGGTTCTTTGTCCGGGCCGACAAGGATCAGGGCTTGATCCGGTTCCATGTCAGCTTCACCGGGGACGAGGGTACGTTCCCCACCCGGCAGATCGTCTACGACCCGGACTCCAAGACTTATTGGCTGGAGAAATACCCCTACGTTTTCTCGGCAGCCACTCAGGTGCGGGCCAGCGACGGCTCTATCCAGATGGCCACGGCCAGCGAAGAGGCTCTCCACATCTTCTCAACCGGCCTGACCGATGACGGCATCCCCGTGGACTACTCGTTCCGCACCGGGCACATGGCCTACGAAACCGACGAGACTGCCAAGAGCGGGGGCCAGCAGCAGAGCCGGAATGTCTCGGTGGTCTACCGGCCAACGGACTCTAGCTCCGTATTGAAACTGGCCAATTACTACAACGGGTCCAATATCCCCAGAGCCAACGTGGCCATGAGGGATCGAGGGGTAGGGTTCGTTCACCAGACAGACGAGCCTGCCGCCACAGTGGATATGGTCAAGCTGCCCCACCAAGAGGCAGAGTCCCACGGTGTTGCTAGAGCCCTTTTCTCGGGAAAGACCATCACCGACTTCTACGGGTCTGACTCCCATGTCTCGATCAAGCTCTACGGCCAACAAACCGACGCCGGGCCCGTGGTCATCCACCAGATCGACGTTGCCGGGGTAGCTGCCAGCGGAGGTGAGTGATGGCTATTAGCCAGCGGGCGGCACAGGAAATAGCCAGTCTCCTGATTCAGGGGGGCATCCCATCGGGTCATGCCACCGACATCGGCCAGCGGCTCCTGTCTCTGGCGGGCTCCTCCTCGTCATCGTCCTCTAGCTCAGACGAGCAGAGGGTGATCGACTCCAACACCGCCCGGTCCACCCGGTTCAGGAACCAGTTCCGGCAACCCGAACAGCCAGCCCAAGTAGGTGAGGCCGGGAAGGACGGCATCGCAGGCCAAGCCGGATGGGAGGGTACGGCAGGCAAGGACGGAACCAGCGGCGTGGATGGCCAGACTGGTGCTGCGGGCGAGGCCGGTGCTGCCGGGGAAGCTGGGGCCGCAGGTGCCGGCATCGACTCGCGGCTGGTGAACAGCATTCTCAGGCGGCTGCGGGACCTAGAACAGAAAGAACCGGGGGAGCCCCAGTGCAAAAACTTTCAACTCTTCGGCAATCGCAGCCTTTGCAGCATTGTTAAGCAGCAGGCGAGGGAACTGGGCCGGATCAAGGAACAGCTTGAGAAGATCGAGAAGACCCTGAAGACCCTCGACCGGCGGCTGGATGCCATCGAGGTATTCATGCCACCGCAGGAATGCCCGTGAAGACCTTCCTGAAGAGAGGCGGCAAGCTGATCGCCAAAAACGGCAAGCTGGTCAAGACCAGCGATCCTAGCTCCTGCCCATGCTGCAAGGATATTTGCACTTGCGATTCCTTGTGTTTAGGCCCTGTGGTTGACACTGCCGGCTTACCCGTAATCCCAAACGCCATAAACTTGGGCGACTGTCGAGTTGTCGTTCCCAGAAGCACGTTTTTATTCGGTGAAGGCGGGGGGGTGTCGGCTTCTATTGAAGTCGGGCCCGAGCGAGACCCCGGCGGGGCCGATATTGGATGGCGGCTGCCTCCGGGGGTCACTTGGAAGGAGGGCTGGCCAGCCAAACTGTACGGCCCCGGGCGGGGTTTCTGTGGGTTTGTCTATCTCTGGGAAGCATCGTCCGAGTGCTGGAGCGCGCCGCCCGGATTTGTTTTTCCGAACGGCATGCCTTGCGGAAAGCCTTGCGAGTGCCGGAAATACCGATTTTCCGCTAGGGTCTACCTAGGCAACTGCAAGGATGGCAGCCTGTGCGATGTTACGTCGGACGCGCTTTCCGGCCCCGTCGACTCCCTTAGGGCAGAAGGCTGCGCGGATAACTGGGGTGGCACATATGACGATTGCCAAGCGAGTGAGCCACCGAAGGTCGTTCCTCCCTTTCTCGACTGCCCAGTGCCTAGGCGCGAGGCCCCTATCTGGGTGGACCATGACTCCTTTTATCCAGAGAACCCTCTGCCTTGATTGCCTGCGACAAGAAGTTCCTGATCGCCCGCTGTAACGAGCGAGGCTACTCCCTCCAAGAGGCCATGCCTTGCGTTGTCAGGCAGGCCGGCGACGTTTGGACCATTGACGAAACGCACGAAAAATACCCCCGCGCCCGCGCGCCAAGGGCCCCGGAGTGCTTGGCCGGCACGGAACTCAAAAAGCTCCTGAATAGGGTGGGGATTACAGCCAGCCCAACCTGCTCCTGTAACGCTAGGGCAGCCCACATGGACATGATGGGATGCCCATGGGTTAGGGAGAACCTAGACATGGTGGTGGGATGGCTAGAGGAGGAAGCCATCAAGAGGGGCCTGCCGTTTAGCCGCATGGCTGGCAAGGCTCTGGTGAGGCTGGCAGTGAGGCTGGCTGAAACAAAAGCCAATGTCCCGCCCGGTCAGGGGTCGGTACATAAATGAGATAGGCGAGGACCATTCTCATGGCATTCAACAAATTCTTGGCGTACAGGTCGCAGGGCGTTAATCCGTCCATGTACAGCGACAACCGGCAAGAAGCCATGAGGATGATGGACGAGGACATGGCCGCCCGGTGGGACAAAGACCGGAACGGCTTTCAGCAGGCCATGCTCCGTCAGGCCCAGCAAGAGCGGCAAGGCAGGCTAGGCGAGGCTGCCCCAGAGGAAACCAAGAAGGACCAGCCCGCACCGCAGCAGCCAGCCCAGCAACCCGCCCCCCACGGCAATGCCATGGGAGATGCCCCTATTCGGTGGCCCGGGATGCACCCAGCCCATCACTTTGGTGCGCTCCAGAACATGGTTGCCTCCACCAATCAGGCTTGGGCTAACGAGATGGACTCCAGAAGGGAGCAGGCCGAAGCGGAGCGGTCACGGCAACACGCATACGAAATGCAGTCTCTGGAGCAGCAGCAGAACAACTACCAGCAAGCCAGCCAGCAAGAGTCCGCTCAGTTGGAAAACTCGGCTAGGCAGGCCAGAAACCGCAGCCTTCTCGGGGCGGCGGGACTAGGTGGAGTCACTGTGCGGTCGGACGGTCGCGGGAACACCAGCCGCAGCCGACATCCGTTTGGCCGCAGCCCCTTTGCACGCTCACTACTGGGTGATTAATGGCATCTTTTGCCGCACAACAACCCGGAGCCCCTCGCTCAAACGTCCAGACCAACGGTCAGGCTGTTAATCCGGCCAGCCTTTTGTCGGGCCTCACGCGAGAGTCACAAGTGAACGCCAACACCGGGACCGCTACCGGAGATCGGGCCGTTCAGGACTACGCCAAGGGGATGCTGTATGCCAACCGTGCAGCACTAGGCCGAAGCTCGGCCACTCAGAACGCGAAGACGAACATGGAACGAATGAGCCAAGGGGAGCAAATGAATCAGGCGTGGAGCCAAGCTCAGATGAACAGATTCAAGAGCATGTCTCAGCAGAAGTCCCAGCAATCTTCCCTTGCCCAAAGCCTTTTAGCTCAACAGATCGGTCTCAATTCTCAGTGGCAAACTAGCGTCTTGGGGATGATGAGATGATCGGTGCCAGCCAAACTCCATTCCGAATCAAGCCGCCCCGCTTGCTGGCCGACTCTGCCACCGAGAGCATGGCCAACAACGTCTATGCTTCAAAGCTCCAGCAGGGCCAGACCAAGGGCTACGACGCTCAATTCCAGAACGCTGGCAAGGGCTTCTCTGTCGGCAGCAAAGACCGGATGCTTGCCGACCAGCAGCGGGCAGCCGGTGCAGCCGAAGGGGCCCAAGCAGCAGCCTCAATTCGTGCCGATGACCAGCAGTTCAACGAGTCCCAAAAGAATGCGCATCAGATGCTCAGGGACCAAGCTCTCGTCTTTGACAAAAACCAAGCCACTGAGCTTAACAACGCCAACTTCCAAAGAATGTTTGCCAACCGTCAGGGCAAATCAGAGATAGCAATGGCCCGCCAAAGGGCTGCCATGAACCTTCGTCTTGCACTCATGTCCCAAGGACTTGCTTAAAGGATCGCACGATGAGTCACGTTGTAGGACTGGACCTTGAAGACCTGAGCCCCGCCCAGCTTCGCAAGTTGCTGAGGCACACCATGCGGAACTCCATGCCCAAGGGCAAGCGTCCACCCGAGGATGACAACGACGAAGACGATGCCGATGACGAGGAGAACGAAGACCTCGTTGACCTGCACCGGGAGAAGAAGGGCGACTCTAAGCCGCCCAAGGTAACGAAAGACGATCTGCCCAAAGACTCCAAGCTGGACAAAGAGGAAGACTGATGACCCTCCCGAAGAAGCCTAGCTCTGCCGGTCGTATCCCCTCGCTCATTGCAGCTAAGAAGGGGACTCGGGTGATCAACGGCAAGACCTTTGACATCCCAAAGGTCGATCTCGTTCGTGCCATGTTCAAGGGCTCGGATGCAGACCGTGCTGCCCTGCGGGAAATGTGGGGCCAGCTAGAGCCCAGCCAGAAGCAAGAGCTTGCTCTGTCCATGGCCAACGAGATGCCGGTCGCCAAGCTCAAGGAACTCCAGCCGGGCGAGAAGCTAGGCATTGGCGACACCATTAGCCTTGAAGGCAAGGAAATACTCGACTACATGAGGGGCGTTGACCTGCCCCCAGAGCGGATTGCTGTCTTGTCTGGTGACGAAGCTTCTGGAGGCAGGAAGGGGAGCGACAGTTCCGCAGGTTCTGTTGTGGATGGCAACAAGGAGCCGGGTGCTGTAGACGAAAACCTAGAGAACGCAGGCGAGAGGGGTGCCTCAGACGAGGTGCCGACCGAGGGGCCCTCTGATGACACTCGCCCCACCATGCAGCGGCGCAAGCTGCCGGACGGCATGGACCCTGACGCGCTGGGGCTCAAAGACCCTAACTCAGAGAAGTCCACCTCCAAGATAAGCAAGCAGACCCCGCTCCATGCCGAGAGGCGGGTGTCGGTTGTGGAGATTCCTGACCCCGAGACTGGCAAGCCCACGAAGAGTTTGCTGGTTGAGAAGGAGGGGAGATACTCTGACAAGGACATAGCCCGAAAGAAAAAGGCCGAAGCTGGCCAGCGTGTCCGCGACAACGACATGGAGAGCGTCAAGTCGTACAAGGACCCAGAGACTGGCGTCAGTGGCCAAGGCTTTGCTGGCCGCAGTGCAGCCGACATGACAGAGCGGGCCCCGAATGACGTATACAACGACACCTTCAGGCAAGTCCTTGAGGGCACCCGTGGGGAAGCCGACCGCATTGGCTCCATGTATGAGGCTCTCCGCAACAACGACAACTTCCACGAAGACCCCCGCGTTGCTTTTCAGAGCCCACGCCAAATGGCAGAGGCCCTCTGGAGGAACGCTGATCAAGTCTCTTTCTTGGAAGCCCGCAATCCCGTCAGCCCTCTGGACCGCAGGCGGCTAACTGGCGACATCGAGAGCGAGAATGTTGGCAGCCGATACCTTGGCCTGCCCGACACCACTCCGGGCCAAGCTGCCCGCATGGCTCAAGAAGCCGGGATGCCAACCGACAACACCAAGCTTCGATCCCGAGCCGAAGAGGACATCCTACAGACCATCGAGAAGGAGGTGGCTCTCAGGTACGGTGGCTCTGGCTGGGGCCGCAAGTATGACGAAGCTGGCAACCTCGTTGAGCCGGGGATTGGCGAATCCAACACGCCCAGCAACATGCCCGCCGTCACCTCCGAGGGGCCGAGCAGGCTCCCCGAGCAGTCGGCAGATCAGGGCCTGTGGCAGCCAGAGCCCGACGATCCCGTGTACGACAGGGTTCAGGAGTTTCGCCAAGCTGCTTACCGGCAGGGTACGCAAGACCGTGTTGGCGGCTTGCCCATGGACAATCCCGGCACCCCCGAGGGTTCGTCCAAGTCATCTGGATTCCGAGAAAAGCCGGACAACCGCAGCCCCGCACAAATCGAACGGGACAATGCCGACAAGCAGGCCGCATGGGAGGGCCGCCGCAACTCCGCAGCGGATCGGTTCAACTCCTACTCAAAAGACAAGAACATGCAGGGGGTCATTAAGACCCGACGCACAGCCCGAGAAGTGCAGGCTGACATCAATGATGCCCATGACCGTGGTGCTGATGACGCCTACATTGCCGGTCTTCAGGAGGAATTGAGGCAGGCCAAGATTCTCGACGGCATCACCAGCAGGATTGAAAACGTCCGGGCCAAGAGCGATCCCGCCCAGCCCACGCAAGTTGGCACAGAGGATGACGGTCAGGCCGTTAGCACCCGAGGCCGACAAGGCAGAAGGGCCGACCCACACAAGGACATGAAGGACAGGGTTCGTCTCATGGCTGAACAAGCCCGTGACGGACAGAAGGCCCCGCCCAAAGACCCGAACGCGGACCTGCAAGAGGCTGCCAACGATGACTATGTGTCGCCGCTGGATAACTCAGCCGACGATCCCAACAGTCCCAACTACATCCCGCCTGTCAATGCAATGGGCGAGCCGGACGGGGCACTCATCGATGGATACCCCGAGCCCGGCACTGGCCTTGTCCCCTCCGGTCAGGCTCAAGGCGTTGACGGCCTGAGCTTCCGCAGGGCAGACGAAACTTCACCAGAAGACATGAATCTGGAAAGTGCCGCCACTCCCATGGACGGAGAGATGATCCCAAGCAGTAGGGTGCAAGACGAAATCGTGGACGCCGAGTTTGAGTTGAAGCCTGACCAACCCAGCGGCTTGGTGCCAGCAGGCTCTGCCCAAGGCGTCCCGGGTCCGAGCTTTAAGCCATCGACACCGGCCACGCCGAACACACCCAACACCCCAAACACGCAGAACTCACCGGCCACGCCCGGCACTCCCGCCACATGGAAAGATCGTGCATGGCAGGCTGGAAAGCTGGGTGCAGGTGCTACGGTGGCTGGCCTCATCCTTAGGGCAATGCTTGGCTCTGGCAATAGAGGCGGCCTTGCCCATCCACTTGGCGGTGCGGCCAGTGCTGGCATGAGCGGAGGCGACTCTGATGGCGAGGGCGAAGGCGGCTTGGCGGCCACTGGGTCCCCATATCCGGCTGGCTCTAGCTTTGCTCCGATGAGTTCTGCCGACCGAATCAAGCTCATGCAGCAAATGAATAGCTGGCAGCCAAGTTCAGGCACCCAAACAGCACAGAGTTGGAGACACTAATGGACGGCACTTCCCAGTCTATTGACCGCATTCGCCGTGCCCGTAAGTCTGGCCAAGAAATGATGGCCGACGTTGAGCGGCTGCCTTGGCAGCTTGACCCGCATCACACTGTCACTACGCCCCATGCTGCGGGTGATACTGATGTGCCGCTGCCTGTTGCCAATCCACTCTGGCCGCGACGAGAGCCCGACCTACAGGCCGCACGCGAGGCCCAGTACCCAGAAGTAGACCCCGCCCCCGGCGAGGAAAGCCCACACAGGCAATACAGATTTCTTGATGACGTTGCCAGCGGCAGCCGTGGCGTTGACAACCGACGCTCCTTGGAAGAGGACGGGCTCGACAATCCTCTGGAGCAAGATGCCCAATACAGGGACCAGTCCGGCCTGTCACAGCAGGACTGGGAGGTTTCCGGCGGCATGACTGGCAGAGAGCGCATGAAGGCCATGTCCGATCAGGCTATAGCTGCCGACAAGGCCAAGTTCGCCCAAGGGGAGGCCGTTGCTAAAAGAAGGGCTGCCGTCCGAGAGCGGAGCAACCAAGAGTATGAAGAGTGGATGGCTGGCAGGCCCGAGCGGATGGCACAGGCCGAGAAGGAGCGAGAGGCTCTCCTGACCAAGAAGCGCGAAGAAACCCAGAGGCAGAACGCCGCTGACTCCGAGGCTGCATTTGAAGCGGGCATCAGTGCTGACCTTTCGACAGACCCAAATTTCACATTTGATCCAGTTCAAAAGAGAGCAGACCTTGCAGCCACCGAAGAAAACAGGGATGTGAAAAGGGCTGCCGAGTATGACCAAGAGATTTTTGAAGATGACTATGGGAATGACCCTATTGAGTCAACGCCCATGGAGGCCCCGCTGCCCGGAGAAGAGACCCTTCCTCCCTCAGTTGCTGGCTGGGCACAGAGAAGAGCCGAGCGTGGTCAGGGCGGTCTCAATGCACTGAGGGCTCGATACCACAAAGAAGTTCCCGAAGACGCCAGAACCGGGGGGATGCACACTTTTGAGGACTGGCTTGCCCGCAATGGCATTAAGCCCGACATGCCGGTCGCAGAAGCCATGCCGATCCTGAACAAATTGTCCCCAATGGATGCTGGCCACGTTGACCGGAGGCGAGAGCAGTACGTCAGCACCATGATGAAGCGTTATGCGGATGAGCTTAAAGCCCGTGGAATCACCCGCGATCAACTGTTGCAGGCCTATGACTACGGGGTCGCGTCAGACCAGAGCGGCGACCCGATCTTGGCTGGCTCCCGTGCCGCCAACAAGATGATAATCAACGGCCTGAAAGACGGACGCGACCAGCAGATTGCAATCAACCACAACAAGCGGGTTGACGCACGAAACCGTGCCCGAGACTTTGGTGTGCCGCTTGGTGCAGTCCAGTTCTTTGACTCACTCCAAGCCGCCAAGACCCCGGAGGAGAGGGCCAACATCTTCGCTCTGGCCCACCGGGCTCAACCCATGATGGGCTGGGACAAGATGGCTGGCCTGCTTATGAAGGGCGAGATCGACAACGATGCCCTGACTCAGTGGGCACAGAGCATGGGCGGGAATGCCAAGCCTGACCCGCTCACCCAGATTGGCAATAACGGACAAGCCATTGCCAATGGGCCGCTCGCATCTTCAACCCTTTCCCAAGCTCGGGCTGAAGTTCAAAGGGAGATGCCTAACGCCAAGCCCGCAGAGCAGAGGACTGCCCTTGCCAACAAGATGCTGCCCTCGATCAGAACCCACATTGCCAGCGGCCAGCCCCTGAGCATCGAGGCTACGACCGTGGCTTCGCAGGTCTTGTCTGATGACCCGGCTGACTTCGCCTACCAGATTGGCCTGCCGCCCAGTGATCCAAGAGTGGGCCAGCTTTACCAGCAGATTCACGGCAAGCCCGTGCCGCAGGGGTGGAGCGGTGCATTCAGTTCAATCGGTCGGTGGTTTGATAGCTTTGCAGGCCCCGGCGTTGCTCAGGCTGCACAGCCCGGAGCCGTCCCCCCAGAAGTCAAGGCTTGGGGTGGAGGAACCTAATTGGACCCGTTTGCCTACCCCGGGTTCTCGGACAAGCCCAAGAAGCCAATCATTGGGTACGGGCAGCAGTACGGCCTGACATACAACGGCTTTGATGAGGACGTTCAGAAGGAGCAGTTGTCTCTCCCTGAACGGAACGAACTCCTAGACACCCTTTCTGAATACGGTGCCCCGGCTGTCAGCGGACTGTTCGATGGACTGGACTGGCTTGGGTCTCAGGCCCGGTCTGCCATCACCGGCAAGGAAGACGCCACAGAAGAAGAAGTTCTGAAGGCTGCCGGTCTGCTCCCATCTGAAGAAGCATTGGGTGGGTGGGGCAGGCCGATTGCCAAGATTGCGGCTGGCATTGCAACTGACCCGCTGACATACACCGGGCTTGGGGCTCTTGGCAGTGCTGCCACGCAGGCCGGTAAGGCAGCCAAGGCGGCTGGGTTTCTTGACGATGCCGCCCGTGCTGCTAGCCGAACCCAAGTAGGCAACATCATCAGTGGTGCAGCCAAGGCGGATGACCTTAGCTGGATAGGCAAGAGGGCACAGAAGCAGTTCCTTGATGACACTGGCACCGAAATCACCAGACTGAGCGACGAAGACCTGTTTGCCAGACCGCTCATTGGTCAGGGTCAGGCCCGCCGAGACATGACACTGGGCGAGTTGCTAGAACGCCAGAGAGACTGGGGTCAGGCCCATTACGACGAGTCTCTTGAGAACCTTCAGGACTTCTTTGCCCGCAACGGCGGCGACCTTGCCTCTCTTCAGGACACCAAGCTTACCAACGACATCAACTTTGGCTTGCCGGTCAACGGCTGGAACGTGGGATTCAACGTGCCGCTGGGTGAGTCGGCCATGAAGGCTGCCGATGCTGTTGGCGATTACCTTAGATGGGACGCGCTAGGGATTGGACGCTATGCCCACGCTGCTTTTGACCAGAGCGTCCACGGTGCCACTCAGGCCGCAGACCAGATCGAACTTGCAAAGCTATCCCGGTCAGATGCCATCACCTCTGCCGCCGGGAGAAGGGAAGCCAACCGAGTGGTCTCCCTGCTACCCCAGTTTAAAGACGCCGCCACTGACATCAGGATGGGCAACGCCATCCGCAACGTCATTGAAGAAGTGGGGCCAACTCTGGCGGGTGATGCCCGGGTTGCCCATGACGAAGTGCTAAAGGCTCTCACCGACTTCCGGGCTGGCACTGCCACTGGCGAAGCCGCACAGATTGGGCAGTTCATTGACGAGTGGAAGAACTTGTCCAAGAGGTACATAGACCGCAGCCGGGATGTTGGCATAGGCGGCGGGGAATTGGATGACACCTTTGGCACACAGTATTTTCCGCGAGTTCTGGACGATGCCACATTCAATAAGGGCGGCGGCGGGCCAAGTCGAGGCACTGATTACAGTCGGATGACCTCTGACCAGATCGCCCGCAAGGCCTCCTTTCATGTACCGGGCGGCACCAACACTCTCCAAGAGTTGAGCCTTGACCCCCGTCTTGCTGGCCAGATGCGGACTGCCGCAAACGACGAGCTTGCTGCGGACATTATCCAGCAGGTCATGCAGCAGAAGATCGGTCAGCTTAGGGCAGCCGGTCGCCCAATGGTGGATGCCACCGGGGCACCGCTCACCTACAGCCGACAGAACGCCATTAGCCTAGCCAAGACCCTGAGGGAAATAGACCCAGACGCCATTGCCAAAAAGCTTCCCATATTTGGGCAGCACCCGGCAGAGTCGGTCGCCAAATACATTACCGGCAGGGAGAAGGCCATGGGCCGGGCGGGCGTGATCTACAACACGCTTGGCAGGTCAGCCATGCCGGTCAGGCATACGCAAGTTACTGGTGGTGGTGCTGATTCTGCACTCGACACTCTTAATGACTTGGGCCTGAACACCATCGACCGCCGAGGGCTGATGCTTCCGCCGGGAGTAGCCGACATCGAGGGGGCCAAGGTTCAACTTCTAGACAGGCTGCACGCCATCGGCCTGAAGAACGGCATCACAGAGTTTGCCTACGGGAATGTGGACAGCCTGTCCAACGTGTCGTTTGATTCCCGGGCCATCAAGACACTGCAAAGAATCGCTGACTTCTACGAGGTTCCAGAAGTCCAGAGCAGCATGTTCAAGATACTGGATGCGGTGACAACCCTATGGAAGTCATCTATTTTGGCTTGGCCATCCCGGTTCGTAAGGGACTTTTACTCAGGTGCGTTCTCTAACTTTGTTTTGCTGTCTGACTCCATACCTTTCACGGGCACCTACACCAATGCCTATGCGTCTGCCAAGAGGCTCATACAGGCACAGCCAGAAGAGCTTGACAAATACTTGCAAATGATGCCCCGGTACATGAAGTACGGGACCCCAGAAGAACGAATGCAGAAATACCTTGGCGACCTAGCCGCCGCCGGTATCAGCAAGGGTCGCCAGCTTGAGGACGTTGGCCAGTCCGCACTAGCCAAGCAGTCGGGCGAAGGCATCAGGGCCGAGCTTCATGCTGGTGCGGCACCTCAGACAACTGCTCTGTTCCAACTAACGGACTTGCCGGGGTATCTGGGGCTGGGGCCGACGCCCCTTTCCTCTCGGCACTCAGCGGCAGCCGAGCTATTCGATGCTGGCAACTGGAAGAAGTCGTTGTCGGGGTCTTTGCAGACAATCGCTGATGCCTACCAAGGCAAGAAATCAGAAGAGCTAATCAACCCGGTGCTTCGTGCCTCTGCCAAGCTTGGCGACACTACTGACAAGCTCAACCGCATCGCTGGATACAACGGCCTTCTTATGCAAGGCGTGTCCCCAGAAGAGGCGGCAAGGAGAGTAATGGAGTTTCATGTTGATTACTCCTCCCTAACCAAGTTTGAGAAGGGCTGGATCAGGAACGCTATTCCGTTTTGGTCTTACCAAAGCCGCATTGGCAAGTGGGCACTCAAGCAAATCGTGACCAAGCCGGGCGGTGCCTTCACTCAGGCTGGCATCCGGGCCCCTGATGTGCTGTCCCAAAACGGTGCCGAGGACGAGTACGTTCCCGCCCGCATTGCCGACAAGTACGGTATTTCGCTAGAGCCTATGAGGGCCCTCTTAAAGAACGACCCTACAGGCATATCTTCTTCTGTCCTTGAGCTTCTTGCACCAGCCGACGCCAGTGTTTCGTCATGGATTTCAGACATCGACCTGCCGGGCATTGATCAAATCAATATGTTCCGGCCCAAAGTTGACGCAGAAACAGGCCAACTCAAGCCTGTCGGAACAGCAACAAGCTCGCTTCTTTCTTTAGCAGAAGGTGCCCATCCGCTTATTAAGGCTGGCGTCGAACTCGGCACTGGTCGGGACACATACACCGGCATCAAAAAGAACTATGCCCGCTCGACCCTGCCCAAGGTCCTGTCCAATCTCGGGGTGCTGGGCCCAGAAGATTACAAGTGGGCAGACTTTCTGGGTGGCGTAGACACCGCTCTCCAGTTCGGCTTGCCGGGATACAGCCGCACAGGCCAGCTAGTCCGCAGAATGACAGACCCGAGACTGGAAAGCCCGGCAACTGCTGGCTTGCAAGCTCTTTTTAATGCGTTCACTGGAGCCAAGATCGAAAACATTGACGATCAGGAAAAGACCAGAGACGCCTTGGATAAGATCAGCCAGATTCTGGCAGACGATCCCGCCGTCAGGAACTTTGAAAGCACCTATATCCCTAAAGAACTCCTGCCGGTGGTGGACGAGCGAACCCGGCAGCTATACCAACTCGACCGCCAGCTTCGGAAAGAACGCAGGCAGATTCAGAAGGTGAAGCCAGACCGCTATAACCCGCTCAATTACTAGCCTGCTATTGGAGGCGGTGATGGACAGGAGTTTGGCAGTAGGCTCTTATCTACATAGTGCTTCATGGCAAGCTCCGGTGAGCGATGCCCGAGCCAGCGGCTGGCCTGACCGGGATTGGTCGCCTCGACCCACGTTGCCCCGGTCCTTCGCATCCACTTGCAGGTGCCAATCACGCCCGCCTGTTTCACCAGACGCGCCCACCTGATCCGCAGCCACCGCTCTGCCAGTGCCCAGCGGAAAATGGTGCCGTCTTTTGAGCGGACACTTAGGTCGTTGAGAATCCGGCTGCACTCCGGTGACAGAACGTGGACGATGCCGTCGCCGGTTTTGTGCTGGATGGTGTGCAGCCTGCCGTCCCGAATCTGGTGGGCCTTGAGGTTGAGCAAGTCCGAGAAACGCAGCCCGGCCTCGTACCCCGCCAACAGCCAGCCGCTGAAGAAGAGGGCCGCCGGGCACCCGCTCTGTAGGTTGCCAGAAAGTTGACGGGCGTGGTGCAGCAGACGCCGCAGTTCTTCCTGTGTCCATGCAACCGGCGGTGACAGCGGTGCCTTGACTCTGCGAACCCCGTCCGTAAAATGTGTGGCACTGGGACCGAGGGCAGCCCGCACAACCGTACAGGCCTGCCGCCGGTAATTCGCCTTGGTTTGCTTGGAGCAGGCCAGCGAGTCGAGCCAGTTGTTGATCGATTCAGGATTCAGGTTGGCCACGGATGTCACGCCAAACGCGGACAGTCTCTCGACTGTCCTGTACAGATGCCGCCGGTAGTTGGGGCAGACCTCTCTCTGCGAGAGGTATCGGTCCAGCACTGCCTTCAGCGGTGTCTTTTCGCTCATTGGTGGTACGTCGTGGCGTCCACTATCCTGACCAATCTTTCGCGGTCGTGCCGTTCTCCCCGAAGATGGCGACTTCTTTTTGGGGGGCCTTCCCCCACTGTGTTTTTTCCGCCTAAACAAGGATTTGTGAACCCTCATGGATAACTCCAGTTGTGCTGAAGCTGCCGGTTCTCACGGCCCGCAGCTTCCCAAGCTAGATGTCGGGAGTTCGACCCTCCTCGCCCGCTCTTTTGAAGTCCGTCATGGTGAGGCCAACGAGGCCTACCATGCCGACCGGGAGCATTGGTCCTGCTCCCAGATCAAGGACTTCATCGAGTCGCCGTCTTACTTCCATAGACGGCACATCCTCCGGTGTGAACCATCGCCCTACTCGGAGTCGATGGCCAGAGGAACGCTTGTTCACCTGTGCTTTGAGCTTGGGTGGGATGCTGTTGCCGACCGCATCAAGGTCATCCCCGCCGAGCATCTGACCGGCACTGGGCTTCTGTCCACTAAGTCTGACAGCAAGAAGTGGGTGGCCGATCAGGGTGGTGACGCCATCTTGGTCACTCCACAGGACGCAGACTTTCTTGGTGAGGTTCAGTCCCAATGCACCCTGAACAAGGCCGTGGCCAAGCTGCTCGACAGCATTGACCACAAGGAAGTCTCCATCCGATGGACCAGAGGCAACGGCACCAAGCTGCGGTGCAGGCCTGACGCCATCACCAATGACGGCAGGGTGGTTGATTACAAGACCACCAAGTACCGGAATCCTGCCAAGGATTTTTGGAGAGCATGTAAGGACTACATGTATGGGCTGCAATCAGCCCTTTACCAAGAGGGTGCAGCCGCCGCTGGGTTCAGTGACGAGCCCCTCATCTTTGTCCTCATCAGCACGGCCTCTCCGTGCGTGATTGCCAAGACCCTTCCCCAAAGGTTTATCGACCTTGGGAAGACCCAGTTGGACCGTGCATTGGCTGATCTGTCTGCACGGATGTCGTTCGGTGATTGGACCCCCGATGGATATGGGTCCATCGATGAATTGTATATGCCCGAATTCTGTTTCAAGGATTACCAAGGAGGTGACGCATGACTGCTATGTATGGCGAACGCTCGGCCCAAGTTGACCAGTTGTTTGAGGCCCTTAGTAAGTTCCATGGAGACATTACCAATGTTGAACGGACTCGACAGGGTGAGTTCGGTTTGTATGCCGATCTTGGTGCCTGCTGGGACAAGGTTCGGAAGGCTCTTGCTGCTAATGGGCTCGGCCTTACTCAGCCTATTCTCCCTTATGGATCGGACGGGTCTCTGGCTGTTGTGTCTCACCTTGGGCATTCCTCAGGCCAGTACCTCATCTCGGCTATCCCGCTCACGCCGGGACTGAATATGCAGGAGCTTGCCGGTGAGGCTACCTATGCCCGCCGCATTGCCATGAGCGGACTGCTGGGGCTGGCTGCCGACTGGGATGACGATGGCAAGCAGGCAAAGGCCAACCATCAGGCTCACAGGTATGCCAACGATACCGACCGCAAGTGGTGTGAGAAGGCAATGAAGGCACTGAGTGATGCCCTTCACAACGCTGACGGTGACGCCCTTACCGAGATCGAACACAAGATCGAAAAGGCGGTGAAGGACGGCCACATCTCTCCTGCCAGCAAGCAGATGCTGGAAGAGTACGCAACCCGCGTTGGAGAGGAGGTGACCAATGCTTAGTGACCGCCAAGTCAATGACCTCGAAAACCTGATTGTGTTTTCGACCATGGACAACCTTCCTCTGATTCTTTCCCGTGCCATCCCGTTGTTGTTCAGCGAGTTGCGTCTGGTGAGGGCCACGCTCGACAGCAAGGTTGGCGACTTTCTTGGAGGCATCCATGACCAGCGAGAAGAGGTGGGTGAAGGTGCAGGTGATAGCGGACTACCACCACGGCATGAGCCTGTGGAAGCTGGCCCGAAAGTATCGGGGGCTGGCCACGCAGGTGGAGATCAGGCAGTGGCTGGGGGACAAGGTGAGGCCCAAGAGCGGGGAGATGGAACACATAGACGAAAGCGAGGTCGCCCAAAGAAAGCTGGAGGTTCAGTCGCACTGGACACCGGAGCAAGCCAGCAAGAGGTGGGTGGGGAGGCTGATCCAGCCCAAGGTTTCGATTCACTCCTCGGCATCGAGGCTACTCCCAGACTGAAAGGCGGTGCCTGATGGGTCTCGCATTGACCAGAAGGATTGGAGAGTCCGTGTTGCTTGTGTGCAGGGAGATTGGCCCGATCAAGGTCACCATCACTGGCCGTGGCCAGAACCCCAACCACATCAAGATCAACATCGAGGCACCGCAGAACGTCAACATCATCAGGGAAGAGCTACTCGACAAAGAAAGGCGGAAGGATTCGCATGACAACAGCTACTAATCAGTGCCACCTTCCCCTGTTTGATGATGTCCTTAGGGACTATCAGCGGGAAGGAATCCTTAAAGCACGGGCTAGCTTCCGTGCTGGTAATAAGCGGGTCATGATCGTGCTGCCCACCGGAATGGGCAAGACTCGCTTGTTCACAATCCTGCCCCGGGACGGAGCCCGGGTGCTGGTTGTGTGCCCACAGAGGGAGCTTGTTGGCCAGACGGTTCAGTCCATCAGGTCGCTCAGGAGGATGGCTGCCGGGATCGAGATGGCTGGCGACCGCTGGGACGGTGAGAGTTGGGCGGTGGCCTGCTACGCCAGCTTGGTTTCCAACGAACGCTACAAGAAGTTCTTGGGCAACATCGATCTGGTGGTGGTAGACGAGTGCGACACCAGCTTCTCCATCCCGTTCCGGGCGATGATGGAAGAGTTCGTGTCCCACGGGGCGAGGGTCTTGGGGGTGACGGCCACGCCATTCCGTGGTGACAAGGCCAGCCTCTTTGGCTTCTACGAGGATGTCCCTTTCTGCATGGAATTGCGAGATGCCCTTGCCCAGAACTGGTTGGTCAGCCCCAAGGTGTTCGTCCACCGGGTCAAGAGTGTGGACTTCAGCAAGCTGGCCAAGGCCAAGTCAATCGACTACAGCCCCGAGCAGCTTGATCGGCTTCTCACCAGTGAGCAGGTCAGCCACGACATTGCTGCCCTAGCCATGGAGGTGATGCAGGACAGCCACAACGTCCTGTTCTGCAACAGCGTTCTCCAGTCGAGGATCATGCGGGACCTCATGTCCACTAGGCATGGCGTGAAGACCAGCTTGGTATGGGGAACCCAGAACCCAGAGGAAAGAGCCGCAGAGATCAAGGCATTTGAGGACGGCACCAACAAGCTGATCGTCAACTGCAATGTTCTAGGCAGGGGCTATGACTGCCCAGAGATCAGGTGCATCGTCAACGCCAAGCCCACCAAGAGTAAGGCCCGGTACATCCAGTGTCTGGGCCGTGGGACTAGGGCACTGACAGGCACCCTCCAGCAGGGCATGAGTCTGGAGGAGAGGGCTGCCGCCATCGCGGCTAGCAGCAAGCCCCACTGGTACATGCACGACATCACCTCGACAGTGCGGTTCCATGAGCCCATCACGGCCATCGACATCCTGCTCCAAGGCCCCAAGGACATTATCCAAAAGGTCAAGGAAAAGAATGAGGACAAGGAGACCACGCCCGAGGAACTGGACGAGGCATTGGCAGAGGCCATCGCAGAGCAAGAGGCTCTGGAGAAGCTGGCCAGAGAAGAAGAGAAGCGGCGTCGTGCAGAGCTTGTTGTCGGCGTGACATTCGACTCCGAATCCCGAGACCTGTTTGCCAAGGCTGATGCCAAGGCTCCGAAGGTAAGGACCTATCGGATTCTTTTCGGCAAATACAAAGGCTACCCAATTAGCAGCCCCGAGGTTCCCGATAGTTATCTCCGATGGCTGTTAGACAAGGGCAGGCTCACTCCTTTCTGGCATCAAGTTCACCGACAAGAGCTTGAGCGCAGAGAGGCCCGCAAGCGGACACAAAACAACTGACCGAATGATTGACATTTTTTTCAGAGGACAGTAACGCTCGCACAACTTCCCCGAGAGCCTGCACGGGGCCGGAGATTGCAGCACCAACAACTCAATGATTCCCGCACGACGGACAGGGACAACACGGTGGCGTCATGCGGCGAAGGCCTACCACGGGAGTCGGACGAAGGCCAAACCTATACGAAGAAGCAAGGGGTGTCTGAGGCGAGTGGTAACCAGCGGCTCGTCAATAGCAATGTTTCAAGTCCATCCTGCCGCAGCCAATAGGGTGGAATCACGCCGTCATAACGACCCACAGGGGGCTCCGGTATGGCGGGCGGTGCAGCGTGTTCCCGATCACTTGGATTTTAAGAACGAAGCAAACGACATGGCCACTGATGCCGCCGCCGCCTAGTGCTGCCGCTCCATCAGTCTCCCAGTCGTGACCAATAGTGTGCCGGTACGGGGCCAAGCAGGAAGTCATTTACTTCTGCCCGTCAGACCGGAGCGAGCATTGGTCAGCTTCGTCTTAAAGTTGAAGTCCGGTAGGAGGGAATACGCTGTCACCGAGGACTAAAACCCTTGGACATAACAAACTGCCCCCTGAATTACCTTGGGGGTTGCGCTACCTATAGGACAGTGGCCGACCTTTAACTAGGCAGAGGAGATTAACAGTGGATGTGATGCAATTTGGAAAGCACAAGGGAGTGGCTATGGATTTGATACCGCTCTCTTACCTCAGGTGGTGTGCAGAAAACCTTAGAAAGTGCCCTCTTGTTATCCAAGAACTGGACCGAAGGGGAGAGCTTGGTGGGGTAAGTGGAAAGGCAGTTGATAAGTACAAGGCTATCAAGGCAAACCCTCTTACCTACAAGGGCACGTTTGTTGGCCGCGACTACCAGAGGCTCCGGGCAGAGTTCGACCGTGCTGACGGAGATGCAGACGCCTGCCCCTTTGACACGAAAGACCACAAGTACATGGGACCGACCATCGGCTGGAACGGCGGCACCCCAATCGTTACCCCCAGCGAGTTCCCTAAGGAGATGATCTGATGAAGGTTACCCACAAGAGTGCTGATGGCCGGTTGTCGATTGAGGTGGACGGCAATGACACCAAGGCTATCTTTGACGAGTTGGCTGGTGCCCAAGAAATCTTTGGCGTGTCTACCTGCGGTGCCTGTGATTCCAAGAACGTCCACTTCCAAGTGCGACAGGTACAGGGCAACACCTATAGGGCGGTTCGGTGTGCAGACTGCGGATGCGAACTGAACTTCGGAACCCGCAAGGCTGATGGCCAAATCTACCCCCGTCGCAAGGACCCCAAGACTCAGGACTGGCTGCCCAACAACGGCTGGACCAAGTGGACTGGTGCCCCGCAGCACGACGATCAAGACGATCCTTTCTCCAAGCCTGCCCGCCGGTAGTCACCACCACCACCTGAAGGAGCAGGCTGATGAGCAAACAGAAGGAGCGTTCGATGCGGATGCTGGAGACTTATGCCATCCAATGCACCCGCTGTGCAGTGTGCTGGTGGCGGAAGTACAGGCCGGGGAGAAGGTGCGAACTGCACCATATCGTAGGCCGTCGAGGCAAAGACCCACATCACCATAGGAACATCATCATGGTGTGTGACCAATGCCATTACGGCTATCACTCCGGTGGGCAGAAGGCCCTGACGCTTGGCCAAATTCTCAAGGCCAAGGAGGAAGAGGACGGGGAGGTTGACATCCCATTCCTTGCCGGCCTGTGCGGCAAGGTGGGGCTGCGGGAAGACCCTTCACCGCTGCCGGAATGGGCCATTCAAGAAAGGGAAATCAATGCCAATAAATAGCAGACAAAAAGGAAAGAGAGGAGAGCTAGACCTATGCCATTCGCTGATCTCTGTGTTGGGTTGGTCGGGAACCAGACGGGCGCAGCAATTCAATGGAAGTGCAGGCCACGCGGATGTGGTGATTCCCCAGCTACCGAGAGTGTTTCCCGAGTGCAAGCTGGTCAACAGGCTGAACCTGAGCGAGGCGATGAAGGTAGCCGTAGCCCAATGCCATGGACTTATCCCTGTAGTATTCCACCGGAGGGACAGGGAGGAGTGGATGGTAACGGTGAGGCTGTCGGACTGGAGGGAGCTGTCGATGATGGTCGCCGCCGCTACCCCTCAGGAGCAGTCCGATCCCACCTGCCAGAGCGATACGACCTTGTGCCCACCATCGGGCTCCAGCGAGTCGCCATGACCATGGCAGAGGGTGCCGCCAAGTATGGGGAACACAACTGGCAGAAGGGATTCCCCGTGCCGGACATCCTGAACCACGCCTTGGCTCATGTCTTCAAGTATCTGTCCGGGGACCGGGCAGAAGATCACCTTGGCCATGCCGCAGCCAATCTGCTTATGGCTATTCACACGGAGGAGAGCAAGGGAAAAGATCGAGGATGAAATCCTGATGGGTGGATGGAGATGCCTTTGTATAGGGTTGCTTATACAGGCGGTCCAGAATGCCGAGAAAGACGGCAAGCTCATGAGGTTCAAGGGCACCCGTAGCCT